CATTTTCGGCGGCGACAATGAATTAATCGAATACATGCAACGTGCGGTGGGCTATTCATTGTGTGGGAGTACAGAGGAACAAGTGATGTTCATTCTTTACGGAAATGGGCGAAACGGTAAATCTGTATTTCTGGATATAGTCACCGAGTTATTCGGCAGTTATGCGACAAACATTCAACCACAAACAATCATGGTAAAGTCGCAGACGTCCGGCGCAAATAGTGACATTGCCAGATTAAACGGTGCAAGGTTCGTTACGGCGGCAGAATCCGGCGACGGTGTGCGATTGGACGAAGGGCTAGTAAAACAATTGACTGGCGGCGATAAAGTAACAGCGCGTTTCCAGTACGAAAATGAATTTGATTTTAGCCCACAATTTAAATTATGGCTATGTACGAATCACAAGCCGATTATTCGCGGCACAGACGAGGGGATATGGCGGCGTCTCGCAATTGTTCCATTCGATGTTTATATTCCAGACGATAAAGTCGATTATCATTTGAAATCGAAGTTAAAGCGAGAGATAAAAGGGATCTTGAAATGGGCAGTTGAAGGATTTACAAAATGGCAAGAAACCGGATTGAATGAGCCTAAAACGGTAAAGAAACAACGTACCGAGTACCGGACGGAAATGGATAGCGTAGAGAATTTTATAAATGAATGCTGCGTGAGAGATCCGAGAAAGCGCGGCAAGGCGAAACCGTTATTTTCTGCATACAGAGAGTGGGCAATTGAAAACAACCAATATCAAATGTCTAGTACGAAATTCGGGCGAGAAATGGGCAAGAAATTCGAGAAAATCAAATCCGAGGGCACGAATATGTATGTGGGCGTTTCATTGAAACCATTCGAAACACAAATTTTTACAATGAATTATTAAACCGGGGATAGTTAAGGGATAGTTAAGGGAGAGTTTTCGTTCAAACTATCCCTGCTAACAAAGCCAGTAATGGCAACGGTTCGTGAAGTCGTTATTTTTCTTTAGGGATAGTAGGGATACTTTTTCTTATAAAGTTTTAAAAGAAATATAAATATAAATATATATATAAAGATATAGGAAAACGGCTCAAACCGTCCAAACTATCCCTGTTTTATATTTTTTGGGGGTGATTATACATGATAGATAGCAAAGTAATTATAAGTGGCATTAGAGCAAATATATATGTAGATGGGAAATTGATTCCCTTAAAACCGGCTGAAATAACAATGGCATACGAAACCGAGAAAGAGGGTTCTGAAACCGATGAAAGAAATCGACGTTCAAAATTCGATCCGATTAGCATTAAATGAGATCGCCGTTGTATTTCGTGCTAACGTTGGCACATTTTATACAAGGGATGGACGAGCCGTAAATACTGGATTGCCGAAAGGCTTTTCGGATTTATTCGGCTTTCGGAAATCAGACGGACGCATGTTTTTTATTGAGGTAAAGAATGAAACCGGACGAGCAAGCGCAGACCAAAAACATTTTATCGAAACTATGAAAAAATATGGGGCAATTACTGGCATTGCGAGAAATGCAGAAGAAGCCGTAAAAATTGTCAAAGGTGAGTAATATGGAAAATTCGAATAAACCATTTCGCATTACGATTAAACGTTCGAACGTTGTTCAGTTGGAAACAGCAATAGAAGATTTAATAAAACGAGGGTTTCATCTGATAAAACGAGGGATTACAGAAAATGAAGTAGCTTGCTATTCAACAACGAATAAAAAGCATTCGAAGTATGATTTTAACGGTACAACGAAATACAACCGAGCATGGGCAATATTAGAGAGATAAAAATATAAAGGTGGACACTTACAATGACCGAAACAATGAAAATCCGAAAAGGCACAGTTAAACATGTAGAAATGGAGTTATTCGATTATCACGAGACAGTTAAACGAATTAAGGCACGACGCGACGAATTAATGTCTAATACAGTACCAGAAGGGCGAGCAGTAATAAGCACTAGCGAAATCGAGCCGTTACGTTACAATTCATCGACAGAGCGACTAGGAATCCGTTTAGCATCGGATAGACAGTTGCAGGAAATGGAACGTATAGCAAAAGCGATTGAACATGTTTACAACGTATGCGACGCCGAGCGAAAAGAGTTAATACGGATTAAGTATTGGGCGAAACCGCAAAAGTTAACATGGGAAGGGATCGCCGCGGAATTACATATCTCGCGTGCAACAGCTTTTCGTTGGCGTGATGAAATCATACAAGCATTATCAGAGCGTTTAGGATGGTACTAGACGAAAATTAATTACCGTACTTCTATACAACATTTTATACATAAAATTAGCTTTTCACTGTATTAGTTACTTTTTGTAAGTGTACACAAACAGCGATTTTATAGCGAATGTATGAAAAATGTATAACGTTATTTTTTAGATAAGTTTGCAAACATTGATATATCAATGCTTTAAGATTAATCAAGGTTACATAATGCAAATTAGAGGAAGCTAGAAATTTATAAAAATACATGCAGTATTCAATACATTTTTTTTGGACAAAGATTGCATTTTAAATGCAAATTGAAAGGCGGTATTAACATGGTAATTTTCACAGGCGCAAAAAAAGCAATATTATCAATGTCAAACGGTACAACAGTTATTTTCGAAGATAAACAATTACAACAATTTTTAATGCAACTTAATCATAAGGGAGAATTCAAAGGCGGCGATTTATTTATCACTGATTATGAGAACGTAGTCACGACGCATATTTTTTACTGGCAACATGTAGTTTCAATTCAAGTAGTTTATTAAGGCGGTACTAACATGAAAAGATATTTATTATTCGGTTTTACACCGTTTCCGTTTTTGCCGCGCGGCGGTGCAGATGATTTAAAAGGGCATTTCGATTATTTTTTCGAAATTCATAAATATATAGATACATTAGGAAATCAAAATCCCTATTATAATGTGTTGGACACAGAAACAGGCGCGATATATCAATTCGATGCAGATAGAGAGGTATTTTATGAGACAGAAAACGCCGTTAACGGAAATTAAAACGATAGATACACGTAGCGAGCAAGAAAAACAAATACAAGCTATTAGAGATAGTATTCAAGTGACAGTAGAGGCGGCAAAAGCAACGTCACAAGTTGCAATGGCACAATTTAAGGGATTAACGGAACAAGGATTTACAGAACAACAAGCAATGGAAATTATTCTGGCGCATCCAATATGGAAGTAGAAATATCAAATTTTTATATGGTTATCAGCTGAAAAATATCACATGTTTATTATGAGAGGAAAGAAAAAAATGATTATCAACCATTTCATGCAAGTTTCAAAATTGACGAATGATTGTCCTAGTTGCGGTAGTGACAAATTAGGGAATGGACAAGGGGCATTAATCGTAGACGAAAACATTTATAAGAGAACGTGCAAATGCGGATTTAATTTCGAGTATGACACAAACAACGGTACAACACGCGGCAAGGTACAAAAAGCTATTAATCAAGCATTAGAAGCAATGCAGGTATAAATTTTTTTAAAAAATAATTGCACTGTAAATGCAAACATGAGACTTTTGGCGTCACATTCCATGTTAATATGTTAAAGTAAGCAATTACGCAAAAGGCATTGTAAGTGTCCTTCTCTTTATTGGTTCGGTGTGGGGGCTATATTTAGCCCTTACATGTTATTAGATTGAATCGGCGGCTATGTTCTTTCATTCATTGAAGCATCCGAAAAATAAAACCTACCTCAATCATAGTTCTAACCGTTTTTTGTAACCTAGATTGCATAGCCGTCGATTGAGTCTAATAAACCTATAAACCTTTTATTTTTACCTAGTCACGTTCATTTGAGCGTGATTTTTTTCTTAACTTTTTTTCACTTTTTTATAAATTAATTACAAAATTATATTGACGTGAGTCAATATAGATGATATAATTAAAGTATAGAAAGGGGGTAAGGAAATGGAACTTGAAAGAGTAGTAGCGCTAACGGCATTCATTAACTTAGCAATCGCACTAGTTAACTTGCAAACAGCGAAAGTAAACAGCAAGAAAAGCAAGGAAAACGAAAAAGACACTACTTCAGAGAAGTAGCGCCCACAAGAAAAATTAAAACAGAAGGTTAAGGCTGACACCCTTAGCCTTCTACCCTAAATATAAACGATAATGAAATACTATACAATAGAGGTGAATGTTATGGAAAAACTAACTATAATTTTAAATGTAGCTACTTTGCTAGTAGTGTGCGCGACGATGGTTATTTTAATAAAAAGCAGAAAAAAATGATAGGTGGCAAAATAAAATGAAAAACTACTCTTTCAAGTCACAAGAAGAACTAACGGAATTTATACGAAACGAAATAATCAATACGTCGGAAGCGTTGGAAATATTACAATGCTCCAGACAAAATTTAAATAATTTGGTACAACGCGGCGTATTGAATCCTATTAAGGATTTACCGCGTGACCGATTATTTTATCGAGAGGATATTGTAAAACGTAAAAATGATATGGATAAAAAATAATAAATAACTAAGTCACATTCATTCCGAGTGTGGCTTTTTATTATGAATAAAAAACCGAGCATTTAAGCCCGGTTCAGTCTTTGCTAATAATTCCTAGACGTTCTTTGATAGCGTATGAAAGCAATTGAGAAAAGTTTATATTTTCTTTTTCGCCGGCATCGTTTAGCCATTTAGGAATAGTTAATGTTTTTTTAACTGCTTTATTTTCCATTTCTTCACGAATGTAATCCGTTCTAACTTCGATAATAGAGATAAAAGCACCTTTAGGAAGTGTAGAAGCATCTGGAATTGAAGGGGTAGGAATTGTTTCGTTATCTTCTTCCATTCCGTATAAGTAGCCGGCTAGTGCATCTTTAGCCATTAATAACGCTTCTTCTAGGTCGCTACCTTCGGTAATGCATCCAGGTAAGTCCGGGAATGTTACAGTGAAACCTTCGTTATTGCCTTCGGGTTCAATAATTGAGTGAAAATAGTATTTAGCCATATATATATAACCTCCAAGAGGGAGGGCTATTTCAGCCCTGCCTGTTTTAGTATTTTGTTTTCAGTTTTTGTTAGTAAATCTTTTCTAGGATGGGGAACTGTTACTTTACCTTTCTTAGTAGGATGTTTGAAGTGGTGATGACTTCCTACAATACTATGTAATGTCCATCCGTCTTGCTGTAATAACTTAATGACTTCTCTTGAGGATATAATGTTTCAACTCCTTTCTATACTCTTATTATAACACGTATGATTTATACGTGCAACTATTTTTTTATATTTATTTAAGTCACTTTTTTAAGTGGCTTTTTATTATGTCTTGAAAACTGAATCATACAGCCAATACAAATAACAATGGACTAGTTAACGGGCGAGTAAGTATCTTAGAAACTAGATACCGAAAAGTGCCGGCATGTACTAGTAACCGACAGGGCGGAGTATGGTGCAGTTTTGAAAACATAAATAAACGAGGTGAGAGCATGAAAAGAAGTTGTTCATATTGTGGGCGTATACATGAGCGTTCATATACATGTAGCGCACGTGTGAAGCCTTCTAAGAAGGTAACACATATAGACAAGTTTAGATGGACAAAGGCATGGCAACACAAGCGCAAGTACATAAGAGAACGCGACAACAATCTATGCCAGATATGTTTAAGACTTAGATACAACACAACGCAGCAGTACAATTTTGAAGCGTTAGAAGTACATCATATAGAGCCAGTGGTGAGCGCATGGGATAGACGGCTAGATGATAGCAACTTAATAACCTTATGCAGAGAACACCACGAACAAGCAGAGGGTGGAGAGATACCACGCTATGAGCTAGAAGCAATAGCACATGAGAATAACGAGAAATATAAATTATAAATTACATCCCCCCGGGGTAAAAATTTATTTTTGGGAAAAGTCGGGTACACCGACTGCCCCCATTTATTTAAAAAATTTTCCCGAAATGAAAAATGGAAATGAGGTGAGAAAATGGCTAGACCATCCAAAAGCGTAAATACCATGTCAAAGAATTTAACAAAAGAAGAAATTCAAAAGCGTAAAGAAACCGAGGATAAACTAAAAGGGGCTAGTGACAATATTTCTCCGCCTGCACATTTGAGTTTGTCACAACGGAAAATTTTTAAATACATTGTGGGCGAGTTAGAAGCTAGCGGCATCTTAGGAAATTTAGATATTTATATCCTGGCAACATGTTCGATTGCTATTGACCGTTTACAAGCGATTGAGAAAACAATAAACGAAGATTTTAATATGATTTTCGATAAAACATTATTGTCTGCAAAAGATAAATATACAAAAGACTTATTCCGTTGTACCAATGAATTATCATTGTCTCCACAGGCACGCGCGAAAATCGGAAACATTAATTTCGAGAAGCAAAAAGAGCAAGGCGATCCGTTGCTAAAAGTTTTGAAGGGCGGCGGTAAGTAATGTTATTTGAAAAAGCGATAGAGTACGCCGAGCGAGTAGTCGCCGGGAAAGAAATAACAACGAAAGAGGTTATTATCCAGTGTCATTGGTTTTTGCGAGACTTAGAAAAACAACATGACGATGATTTCAAATATTATTTCGATGCGGCAGAAGTTGAAAAAATCGAAGGTTTATTGCAGCTATTAAATTTTGCAACCGGGTTAGGTGTCATAGGGAAAACAATTGCTGAAGGTTTGGAACTATTCCAAGCCTTTTTTTTAGTGAATATTTTCGGTTGGCGATTTAAAAGCGATTCTGAAAAATACCGTTTTCGTGATGTGACATTGTTCATTCCGCGTAAGAATGCGAAAACTTTTATTTGTGCGTTAATCCTGATTATTTTAATGCTAACAGAGGACGATTATTCCGAGTTTTATTCTATTTGTTTAGATAGAGAGTTAGCCGGCGAAGTAAAAAAAGCTATGACGCAGATTATCGAAGCAAGCCCGCACGTTGCGGATTATTTCACAATCCCGAAAACACTTAGCGGAAAAATTAAATGTAAAATCACAAATAGTTTTTATCAAGCACGTACCGGCGAAGCAAATCGAAACAATGCGATTCGTCCAAGTGCTTTCATAGCCGACGAAGTAGGGGCATTCAAAGATTATAGCAATATTAACGCTATGAAATCCGGGCAATTAAACGTTAAAAATCCGTTGCGTTTTAAATTAACGACGGCTTATGCGGAAGATAAATCTATCATGCTAGAAGAAATCAGTTACATAAAGAAAGTTTTCAACGGCTTTATTGAGGACGACAGAATGTTTGCCCTGCTTTATTACGCTGAAAAGGAAAACTTATGGAATGATACCGGGTTGTATCAAGCAAATCCGTTGCGAATCGAAGCTAACTATAATGAGATTCGCGATAGCCGAAAATCAGCCGTAGAAAAGCCGTTAGAACGTGAAGAATACTTGTGTAAACATATGAATCATTTCTTGCCTAGTGCCAGCGGTGAAGCCTATGTAAACGTCAATGACGTTCGAAAATGTAAAATTGATAGCTTCGATTGGTCCGGGCGTAACGTCTGGATAGGGCTAGACTTAGCCATGACAACGGACAATTGCTCATATTCGATGGTTACAGAAGAAGATCAAAAAATATATGCCGATTCTTTCGCATTCGTGCCAACGGAACGCATACCCGAAAAAAACAGGCTAGAGAAAATTAATTATCATGATTTCATTCAAGCCGGTAAATGTTTTTCTTGTGGAGATATGACCGTCGATTATGGTTTTATCGAAGAAATGATTTTGGCTATCGAAGAAAAGCACAATGTTTTTGTTATGGGTGTGGGCTATGACCGTTATAATTGCCTCTCAACAGCCCAAAAGCTAGAGCGTGCCGGAATGGTAACGGTTGAAGTAAAACAACATTCTAGCGTATTGCATCCTGCTACAAAGCTATTGAAAGAAAAGATATTAAACAAAGAATTTCATTACACTGAAAATGTATTGCTCGAAGAAAACTTTCAAAATGCGAAAGTAACCGAGGACACCAACAAAAATATATATGTCAACAAAAAGAAATCAACCGGGAAAGTCGATATGGTTGTCAGTTTAATAAATGCAATTTATTTATTACAGCAGGACGTATATTTCAACGAGGATAGCGATTGGGGCGCGCAATCATTTTAAGGAGGTGAGAAAAAATGAATTTGTTTAATTGGTTCGGCAAGAAAGAAAATCGAGAAAATGCAGTCGAGCCGGGCGAAGCTGAAACGCTCGAAGATATTTTATTATCTGGCGGCTTGCAAAGTAAGCCAGTCACAAAGCAACAAGCCCTTAACATACCGGCGGTGAGTGCGTGTGTGAATGTTATTTCGGATTGTATCGCTAGTTTACCGATTTATCTTTATAAAGAAGATGGTAAAAAGATTGAAAAGATCCTAAACGATCCACGTATTACATTGTTGAATGATGAAACCGGCGATACGCTAGATGCATTTCAGTTTAAAAAGGCAATCATTACTGATTATCTTTTGTCTGGTGGTGGCTATGCGTTTGTTAATCGACAACGAAACAACGTTAAAAGTTTGCATTATGTAGAAGCCGCGCATATGGGCATCCAACAAAACAACGATCCAATATTCAAAGATTATAGGCTTTTAGTAAACGGTGCTTTTTATGAAGGTTATCAGTTTATTAAAATGACACGTAATACAACGGATGGAATCACCGGCAAGGGCATTATAGCCGAGAATAATAAATTGCTTTCGGTTGTATATAGTTCGTTGGTTTATGAAGATGTCCTATTACAAACAGGCGGCAATAAAAAAGGTTTCTTGAAGTCTGCCGGGCGTCTATCGAAAGAAGCGATCCAAGAATTAAAGGCGGCATGGCGTAAATTGTATTCCAACAATACCGAGAATGTAGTCGTTTTAAATAACGGTCTGGATTTTAAAGAAGCAAGTTCGTCCAGTGTGGAATTACAGTTGAATGAGAATAAGAAAACCAATGCCGACGAAATTTGTAAAATCTTTTTAACGCCGCCGTCAATTCTGAATGGTACAGCGAGCGAAGATACAACAACAAACTGGATAAAAACGTGTATTGTGCCTAAGTTACTGGCGTTACAAACGGCGTTAAACAAAGACCTTTTACTACCAAGTGAAAAAGGGTCTTTTTATTTTGCCTTCGATACTAAGGAATTGTTAAAGGGCGACATAGAAAAACGCTTTAAAGCCTACGAAATCGGCGCGAAAAACGGCATTTTGCAGATTGATGAAATCCGTTATATGGAAGACTTAGATCCATTAGGGCTAGATTTCATAAAACTAGGGTTGCAGGACGTTTTATATGATCCGAAAACAAAAACGATTTACACGCCTAACACTGATAAAACAGCAAAGATGGACAATTCGAAAGATGGTTCGAACGTTAATTCGAATGAAGAATTAAACGTTGACAATCCATCGAAGGGAGGTGAAGAAAATGACAATGAAAATTGAAGTACGCGGCAATCAAGTTTTATTAGATGGCTACGTTAACGCGGTTGGTCGTGAAAGTCGCGTGTTACCGTCACCAAAAGGAAAATTTGTTGAAGTGATTATGCCGCAAACATTCGAAAAGGCATTGCGAAATAATCCCGATGTGGACTTGCTTTTCAATCACGATAAAAGCCGAAAACTAGGCTCAACAACCGACGGAAATCTCGAATTGTACGAGGATGCTATAGGGCTTCGCGCATTAGCTACCGTTACCGATCCAGAAGTTATTGCAAAAGCTGAAAAAGGCGAATTAAAAGGGTGGTCGTTCGGCTTTATCTCAAATGATGATAAATGGGAGCCGCGCGAAAATGCGGTGCAACGTCGGGAAATTAGAGAAATGGACTTACTCGAAGTTTCTATTTTGGACAAAACGCCGGCTTATATTGCTACTTCTATTGAAGCACGCGGGGAAGAAAATGTAATTTCAGAGGTTCGAAACCATGAATTTGATCTACGAAACGCAATTCAGACGAATCGAAATGATGATTCGTGGACAATTGCCCATTCGATTAACGTGAGACAGTTAGAAATTTTAAAATTAAAAGGTGGAAATTAAAAATGAATCTTATTATTGCTAAAAAACGCAAAGCAAAACAAATTGAAACACGTTCAATGCCTACTTTAGTAGAGCAACGAAATAACTTATTAGCTGAAATGGAAACGCTAGTAGATACAGCACAAACAGAAACACGCGCATTTACAGAAACGGAAAATACACGTTTCGATGAAATTAAAAATGAAATTGCTGCTATTGATAAAACAATTAATGCTTTCGAAGAATCACGCGCATTTGAGCCAACAAAGCCAGTTGTTGCGCCAGTGAAAGAAGAACGCGCATTACAAGAAGAACGCGCATTTGCTAACTATATTCGTGGCGTTGTAGAAGAACGCGCAGAGGTGAATTTGACAGTTGGCGAAAATGGCGCAGTAATTCCAAAAACTATTGCGGCAAAAATCATTACGCGAGTTAAGGACATTTGCCCGATTTATCAAATGTCAACACTTTACAACGTTGGCGGTACACTTTCAATTCCGTTTTATGATGAAAGTTCATCGTCTATCAAAATGGCATATGCTACCGAGTTTGCAGAGTTAGAAGGTTCAAGCGCGAAATTCGATAGCGTTCAATTAACAGGATTTTTAGCCGGTGCATTAAGCAAGGTTTCGAAATCCCTTGTAAACAATTCAGATTTTGATTTAACTGCATTTGTGGTTAATGCAATGGCAGAAGCTATTTCTGAATGGATTGAAAACGAATTATTAAATGGTACAACTGGCAAGGTTGAAGGACTTAGCACAGTAAAGCAAGCAGTAACAACAGCTAGCGCAATTGCAGTTACACCGGATGAATTAATCGACTTACAAGAAACAGTACGCGATCAATTCCAAGCCGGTTCAATCTGGATCATGAATCGTGAAACACGAAAAGCGATTCGTAAATTAAAAGACAACGACGGAAACTATATTTTAAATAAAGATGTAACTGCAAAATGGGGATATACGTTATTCGGTAAAGATGTTTTCACATCTGACAATATGCCAACAATGGCGGCAGGAAAAACGGCTATTTACTACGGTGACATGTCCGGTTTAGCCGTAAAATTAACGGAAAAAGTATCAATTGAAATCCTACGCGAAAAATACTCGACACAGCACGCTATTGGCGTTGTTGGTTGGATCGAAATTGACGCGAAGCTAGAAAACACGCAAAAGATCGCAAAATTAGTAATGAAATCAGCTTAAAGAGTACGGCGCGAGCCGTATTCTTTTTTCTTCTTTAAAAAGGCGGTGAACAAACTTGAAATATAAAATTATTGAAAATTTCGCAGGCGTAGTTAGTGGGCGCATGAATGAAATTATAACGATCACTGATAAAGAGATCGCAAATGATTTACTAGCGGCGCGATATATTGAGCCAGTTAAAACAACAGCAGCAAAAGGGCGTTCAAAGGACGTTGAAACGGATGAAAGTTAGTGAATTAACAGTTTCAGATTTAATGAATTATGCACATGAATATTCGGACGATCCAGAGACATTAAAACTTTTTGCAACTCTTTTAATTGTGGCGAAGGGCTATGTAAAAAGTTATACCGGGTTATCAGATGAACAAATCGACGCAATACCAGATTTAATAATTGCGGTAAAAATTGTTGCAAATGAAATGTATGATAATCGAGCATTGACCGTACAAAACGATAAAGTTAATCCGGTTGTGAAAACGATCCTAGATATGCATTCAATCAATTTATTGTAGGGTGTGGGCGTATGAATCCGGGTAAATTACGACATAAAATCGAAGTACATGGCAATATAAAAGGCAAAAACGAAGTAGGGGAAACAACCTATACATTCGGAATGATTGGAAAACCAATACAAGCTGAAATTATCCCACAAACAGGCACATTGCAGAAACAACAAGCTGATACGATTTTGACGAATGTAACGCATAAAATCAAAGTTAGATATTCGGCAGGTAAACACATTACAAAAAATATGCAACTGTTTTTTAGAAAACAGAAATTCGAAATTAAATATATTTTGAATCCGTATTTTAAGGATGAATGGCTAGAAATTTTTTGCGAGGAATTGAGCGAATAATGTCATTTGAAATTAACGGTTTAACTGAAATGCAACGAAGTTTATTAGACGTTGCACAAAGAAAGCTACCAAAGGAAACGAAAAAGGTTATGCGTAAAGCAGGATCAAAAGCGCGCACGACGGTAGCAAGAAAAGCACGTTCAAAAGTAAAAAAGCGTACTGGCAACTATCACAAGAAATTTAAGCGCGGTAAAGTCTTTGTAAATCAACAAGGCGAAACCGTTGTTCGTGTGATAAATTCATCCCCGCACGCCCACTTAATCGAAGATGGACACATACAAACGGACAAAGACGGGCGCGAAATCGGGTTCGTACGAGGTTTTAAAGTCATGGATCAAGGAATGCAAGATTTCGATAATTCCGGTCAATATGAACAAATATTAGGTGACTGGATCGACGAATTATTGAAGGATGGAAAGCTATGATTACCTACAAACAAATAAAAAAGGCGATTAACGAAAAATTAACGACGAAATTCGAAATTGAAATTAATAGCCGCGATATTAAAGAAGGATTTTCACGCCCTTCTTTTTTTGTTGATTTCGAAAACATAGGTAAAACCAGTTTAGAATCACAAATCGAGCGATCATTCACCGTTAGAATTTACTTTTTCCCAACAGATAAAAATTCTCCTTCGATGGAAATTTTAGAGATCCTGGAAGGGCTAGAAGAAATATTCGATTTAAAACTACGAGTCGAAGATCGGCATTTTAATATTTTCGAAACAAAAGGCGAAACAACCGACGGCGTACTACAATTCGAATTTGACATTAATTACGAAGATGGACGCGAGATCGAAGAAGCCGAAACAATGCAAGAATTAGAATATAAAAACGAGGTGCAATAAATGGGATTACCAGAGGTTAAAATTACGTTTACTTCGAAAGCAAATACAGCTATGAAGCGAAGCGAGCAAGGCGTCGTATTATTGGTTTTAGAAGATACAACGTCGAGCGTTGCGGCAACGGTTACAGAATATAAGGGGTTCGAAAATATCGTTGATAAAGATTGGACGCCGGAAAATTACGATTTAATCGAAAAAACGTTTTTAGGTTCTCCAAGTAAAGTAATTATTGTTCGTCGAGGGGTTGCGGCAGAAAATCCAATCGCTGATGTACTGGCAAAAGTGAAAAACAAACGTTTTAACTATTTAGCCGTACCGGGTGCAGATACAGCAGATACAACAGCACTTACAACATGGATTAAGGCGCGACGCGATACGGAAGATAAAACAGTTAAAGCCGTACTAGCGAATCAAAAAGCAGATCATGAAGGCGTTGTTAATTTCACAACTGAAAAAATTATGGTTGGTGAAAAAGAATATACGGCGGCGCAATATACAGGACGTATTGCCGGGATCTTAGCAGGCATTCCGTTTACAGAATCAGCAACGTATTTCGTACTGGATGAAGTAACAGGAATCGAAGAAAAAGAAGATCCGAACGCGGCTATCGACAACGGAGAATTAATTCTTGTGGACGACGGAGAGAAATTCAAGATTGGTCGCGGTGTCAACAGCCTAACAACATTAACAGCCGGAAAAAATAAAGAATGGCAAAAAATCAAGATCGTTGAAATTTTCGACATGGTGAAAGACGATGTGCGCGACACATTCAACAATAAATACGTTGGTAAAGTGCCGAACATTTACGACAATCAACTTTTGTTTGTTATCGAGGTAAACAACTATTTCAAATTGCTACAAGATGAACAAATCTTAGATAACAAAGCCGACAACAAATCATGGATTGACATAGAAGCACTTCGCGCGGCGTGGAAAGAAATTGGATCGCCTTATGCAGATTTAGAGGACGACAAACTAAAAGAAATGTCATTCGGTAGTACCGTTTTCTTATCTGGCGCAATTAAAGCCGTTGACGCAACAGAAGATTTACAATTCAAAATTACAGCGTAAAAGAGGTCGTTCAAAATGGGAAAAAAAATCAAAGCAAATAAAGTAATTAACGGCACATTCGGTAGCGTGTGGGTAAACGGTGAAAAATGGCAAGACATCGAAGCACTAGAGTTAAAAGTTACGCTCGAATATGAAGATGTAACAATGCCAGAAGATTTAGCAACACATAAAAAATTAATCGGTTGGACAGGCGAAGGAAGTATGACAGTAAAACGTGTATATAGTCGCGGATCTCGTTTATTAGCGGCGGCAACAAAAGCCGGTCAAATTCCAGACATTACAATCGTTACAAAATTAGCCGATCCAGATTCGTATGGTACAGAGCGAACAACCGTTTCAGAAGTTACATTTAACGAATTTTTATTATCGGCTTTCGAACAAAAAACATTAGGAAAAGAAGAATTATCATTTAACTTCGCTGAATTCGATTTATTAGAATCAATCGCGGCATAAAAAGAATGGAGAGAGACAACATGACAAAAGCTATCGTAAAACAATTAACAATTCAAGATTTAATTCGAGACAAGGACAAAAACAAAGCAAAAAACGCCGGTGAAACGACTGTTAAAATTGAACGTTTAGGGGCAGCAGTAACATTCGAAAATCCGGATCGTATGCTTTGCATGGATGCTTTGGAAATGGCGCGAAATCCAGAAACAACGGATCAAGCCGACAAATTTCTAGTGTATTCAGTTATGAAGAATCCTAACTTGAAAGATCCAGAATTGCAAAAGGCGTATGAATGCGTAGAGCCTACCGACATTGTTCAAGAAATTTTTGAGTTAGGGGAAATTTCGGAAATCGCAATGTTAGCACTTGAAAAGGGCGGCGTAAAACGCGGTACTATTTCGGTGGTTGAAGATTTAAAAAACTAATTAAGAGTGATGATGAATTATATTTTCTTCATCACTATTTGCAAAAGGGTTTCAAGCTAGATTATTTATTAAATCTAACTATTCACGAAAAGGTTTTTATGATGGCTAGCTTAGATTTTTATTTAGATACTCAAAAGGCTATGACTAACATGTTATAGCCTTTTTGTTATATAAGGCGGTGAGAATATAGTTTATGAGTAGTCGCGTTATATCGGCAGTTTTGACGTTAAAAGATAAAGACTTTACAACCAACATTAAGCGCGCGGCATCACAATCCGACGACTTCGGGCGCGGTGTTGCATATGTAGGAAATCAAATCCAAAGTTTTGGAAAGTCGGCAACGCGAACATTTAAAAATGTGGCTCATAACGTCGCAAATGTAGCCGCAACTATTTCCGGTTTTTCGCTTGTGGGTGTAACGGCAGGCGTCGCGGCACTTTCGGTAAGTGTTGGACAAAGTGCAATAGAAATGGACAAGGCTTTCGGGCGAATTGAAGCCAGAACAGGTACAACCGGGGCAAAATTAGACGGTTTAAAAGAATCGGCAAAAGACGTATTTAAGGCAGGTTTTGGCGAAAGTATTACACAGGTTGCCGATGATGTTTCGTCGCTTGCTTCGATGTTTGATAAATTGAACGGCGCGCAAATCACAGAATTAGCAAAAGGCGCATCGACTATTGGTGAGACATGGGGCTTAGAAGTTAAAGAAGTGGGAAAAGCCGTTTCGACTATGACAAAAACATTCGATGGGTTGAGCGAATCACAAGCGTTGGATTTAATGACAACGGCATTCCAACAAACCGGCGACATGAGCGACGACTTGCTAGACACATTTAACGAATATTCAACACAATTTAAGGCGTTAGGGTACGATGCAGAAGGCTTTACGGCAACGCTTATAGCCGGCGCGAAATCTGGCGTTTTCAATTTTGATAAATTGGCAGATTCGGCAAAGGAAGGGTTTTTAAAACTAGGTGAAGGCTCAAAAGACACAAAAGATGCATTATCGCTTATGGGCTTAGATGCAAATAAAGTCATGTCTGATATTTCACAGGGCGGCGATACTGCAAATCAAGCGTTTATGGCGGTTTCAAGTGCCATTGGAGCAATTGAAGATCCAGCTAAACGAAATGCGGCGGCAATTGCGGCATTCGGTACACCGTTAGAGGATTTAGGACCACAATTCCAAACTTTCTTTAGTGACGTAGACAAAGATATGGGCAACTTCGAAGGGGCGACACAACGCGCCGCAGATGCTTTGCAAAATAACTTCGGATCGCGCATATCGAAAGTATGGAGAACGTTACAAACTGATTTAGCGGATATGGCAGGCGGCGGCGCAGGGAAAGAATTTATGGATGGATTAGCGACAACAGCCGAAAATCTAGTTCCAAAAATAGTTGATTTAGCAGGAAAAGCGCTAGAGTTCGGGAATACAATTCGTGACAATTGGACGCCTATTAAAGAAACTATTATTGGTATCGGAACGGCGGTTGGAACATTCGCGTTTCTTATGGGTGGCTTAAAAGTTATTACGTTCATTTCTAAAGCAATTGAAGGCTTTAGGGCTGCTATGGCATTAGCTACAGCCGGACAATGGGCAATGAATACAGCAATGTTAGCAAGCCCGTTAACATGGGTTGCTTTAGGAATTGCGGCAGTTGTGGCAATAGGTGTTGTGTTATATCGAAATTGGGATACGATAAAAGCAAAAGCCGATCAATTGTGGGAAAAAACGAAAGTTGTTTTCGGAAATATCTTCAATTGGGCATCCCAAAAGATTTCACCTGTTACAAATTTCTTTAAAGGATTGGCTGATAAATTCGGAGAATTTAAGAATGCAATTACTAGCTTTAAAATGCCGAAATGGGTTAGTTCCATTGGTAGCACAATCAGTAGTGCGGCAGGCAAAGTAAAGGACATGTTACCGTCTTTCGATGTGGGTACAAATAATGTAGCTAGCGACATGACGGCAAACATTCACAAAGGCGAAATGATTATCCCGGCACGACAAGCCGAACGATTACGACAACAGGGCGTCAATATTGATAATATCGACAAAGTGAAGTCGGGCGGTTCTGGTGGTTCTGGTGGTTCTGGCGGCAGTACAACAACAGTTACAAACAGTAATTCGAATGCGAAAAACAATGTGGAAATTCACATTCATTCAACAGGCACAACGACGGCACAAGTGTTACAAGAAATTGTGCCGCAATTAAAATTAGTTTTAGCGAATTTATAAAGGGCGGTGAAAGTATGAAAGTTTCTTTTGCTTCGCAGGATCGAAAAATTTTCATTGAATTGCCCATTGTGCCAAAGGATATAATGTGGGGCAATGGGATGAACAACCAAACTTTTGAAACAATACAACATGGGGAAATTAACTTGCCAGGTACAAGGCAGTTAATTTCCTTTTCTATTTCTTCATTTTTCCCCAAAAATGACACAGTAAAAAAGCGTTATAAATTTGCTACAAGTTATATAGAGGGTGAAAGTATTGTGTATCAATTTCAAAAGTGGCGTGATGGTCGCGTTCCGGTTCGTTGCGTTATCACATCGAAAGCCGGGCGATCATTATTAAATATCCTTGTTCTTTTTGAAAAGTTTGAGCGCGGCATGGATACGGCGTCGGACGTTCCCTATAAATTAGATGTGAAAGAATATATAGGGTGATGGAATGCACGAAATTTATGTTAATAACAAAAATATAACTAAGTACGTCGGGGATTTAGGTTGGACGTCGGATAGTGAAACATTAGGCGTTCAATTGAATTTTAAAGTTGCTTATTCGGACGTTAATAATTTTCCTAAAAATTTAGCAACGAATGGCGACATTGTAGCCCTTAAAGCAGACGGAAAAAATATATTCGTTGGGATCGTTTTAGACGTTGACATAGATGGTCGAAATCCGCGCGGAATTACTTGCATGGACTTTGCTTTTTATCTAAACAAGAATGACGCGATCATTCAATATAACAACGTTGCGGCTCATACTGCTATAAAAAGATTGTTAGATAAATTCGGGATTAAATACGTTATTGACGCAATGCCAGTAAATATAACTAAAATTTACAAGGGTCAAAAAGTTAGTGAGATCATAAAAGATATTTTAGAGATCGTAACAACAAAAACTGGCGTGAAATATCGAATGGAAATGCGAAATGATGTTTTATATATTGTGAAACAAAAGGATCTTATTGTAACAGCAAATACAAAATATATAGCAAATCCAAAAAGAAAACTTTCGATCCAAGAAATGAAAAATACTATTCTGGTAGTTTCAGATAATGAAAACGCCGTTAAAATTTCGGCAACAGCAGAAGATAAAAACAGCGTGAAAAAATTCGGACGTTTGCAGATGGTTCACCAAGTAAAAGACGAAGAAATCGCGGCATCGAAGCATATTGCAAATCAGCTTTTAAAACAATACAACAAAATTTTTGAAGAAAATAGCGTCGATTTAATCGGCAGTAACAACGTTAGAGCCGGGCGCATTTTAAAAATTGTTGAGCCGATCACCGGCATGAATGGTAACTATTTAATTAGAAATGTTAGTCATAAAGTGTCCGGCGGCGTGCATTTAATGTCTTTGAATTTAGAGGTGGCATGATGGATGCGGAATTAGTTGAATTAGCGAAGTTGTTTCACGAACGAAATAACAAAACGAAGGAAAGTTTTATTATTGGAAAGGTGGTTTCATCTTACCCAGACTTAAAAATAAACGACGGCGACGAAATCATATTGACGCGCGAAAATTTAATCGTTGCAGGGCATTTGCTACCTCATAGCCGGGATCTTATCACGTCCGGTATTTCTGGCACGATAAACTTCACAGACGGCTTAAAAAAGGGCGATAACGTTATTATGGTTGCGTCGTCGGACGGTCAAAAATATATCGTATTAGCAAGGGCGGTGACATTGTAAGATGTTTCCAGAATTAAACTTAATAGAAGAAGAACAACAAGAGACTTATTCGTTTAACGGTAAGTCTTTTTTATATGATTTCAAAAATGGCGATTTCGTTTATAAAAACGGTGCGCCTGTAATTGTGGAAGGAAAAGCCGCGTTGCTTGTCTGGATTGAAAAAGTGATCCGTACAGAAAAATTTCGATTTAATATCCATCGGGATATTGATTACGGCGTTACTATCGAGGATCTTATTTCCGGTCAATTCCCTAGAGCATTTACAGAATCCGAGTTAGAGCGAGAGATCACCGAAGCATTATTAAAAAATAAATTTATTTTGGATGTTTCAGAATGGGCTTTCGAGTATGAAGGATCAACACTAATTATTAGTTTCGCAGTTACTACAGACGAAGAAAGTTTTAATTTTACGGCGGTGATGGAATGACAACGGCACAAGAAATACAAAAAGAAATGTTAAACGATGTGAGCAACGATTTCGATAAATCGGACGGCAGTTTTGTGTATGACATTTTGAAATCAACAGCAATCCAGTTTGAAAAACGCGATCAAAAAAATGATGATATTTTAGATAAAATCGACGTTGAAAATTTAACAGGCGACGAATTAACACGATTCGTCTTTCAACGTACTGGATTAATACGACGGTTGGCATCCTACGCAACGACGCCAGTAAAAATAACAGGGAATAGAAACGCTGAAATTAAAGCCGGTGATCTTGTGGCGGCGAATGAAATTTTCTATGAAATTATAGAAGATACAACGCTAGATGATACCGGAAAAGGAATTGTGGTTGTTCGTTGTCAGTTGCCCGGAATTGTGGGAAATGTACCGGCGAATCAGATTACTAGCTTTCCAGTTACATTGTACGGCATTACGAGCGTAACAAACGATGAAGCCGTAACAAGTGGATATGAAGAAGAAAGCGACGAATCGTTAAGGGATCGTTATTATGAGAAGTTACAAAAGCCCGGCAAAGCAGGCAATAAAAATCATTATCTTGAATGGGCACGATCCGTTGTAGGCGTTGGGAAAGTGAAAGTGTTTCCTTTATGGAATGGTGCATTGACTGTTAAAGTATCAATTTTAGATACGAATATCGGTGTGGCAGAACAAGGCTTAATTAATAACGTTGCGGCGTATATCGAAACACAACGTCCATTCGGGGCAATTGTAACGGTTGCGACTGGCGTTGAATTGCCTATAAATATTTCGGCACAATTAACACTAGAGCAAAATATCACGCCGGAAGATGTTTCACCACTTTTAGCCGTAAAAATTGCAGATTATTTAAAAAATCTGGCGTATGCTTCGGATTACGTTTCGTATGCACAAATAGGACGTGAGATCCTAAGCGTTCCCGGCGTTATAGATTATCAAAATTTACTTTTGAATAGCGATACGGTAAATGTGCAATTAGAAGCCGAAAGCGTGCCGGTTGTGGGTGAAATTGTATGGACATGATTATCAAAGAACAATTGATAAAAAACCTACCTTCCTATGAAAGAAAATCGGCGTTAATTAATCAAATTTTACACGCGGCTGCTATACAATTTGATTCGTCAAATAGCGTTCAAGAATCGAGCGAATTTGAATTATTCATTGATACCGCAGTAAGGGCATTACAGTTACACGCGCGAGATTTAGGCGTTTCAATCGGTAGTGGTTTAACACTAAAAGAACAACGCGAATTAATAACAGCTTATTACCGGGCAACCTTCGAGCAAACAAACGATGAAACAATAAAGAGCGTCGCGTCCTCTTTTTCTGGCGGCAACGTTGTTATAAATCCAACAACTACCGAGGGTGTTTTCGAATTAAAATTCGTTGACACAATCGGCGTTCCGTCAAATATGGAAGGTTTAAAAAATGCGCTAGATATTATTATCCCGGCGCATTTGCAATTTATTTTTGCGTATTCCTATCTATTAATACGCGACGTTAAAAAAATGACATTGAACGAAATCGAAACAATGACATTAGATAAATTTGCAGGAGGTCAATAAAATGGCATCGAATACAACGCATTTAAAACTATTGAAAAAGAACGTCGTAACCGATGGAAACGAAACGTTTAACATTGAAACGATGTTAAATGAAAATTGGGATAAAGTCGATGCGGCTTTCGGGTTGACAGTGTACGGCAATGAAATTCATGGTTTACGCATTAACGCGAAAAAAAATATTGAGTATTTTAATACGGATTTAAAACAGTGGATCGAAATTAAAAGTGGCGTAGACGGCGCGCCGATCAAATCCCACAACTATAAAATTCCGGCAACAAGCGAAGGGCAAAAGGATTTTCAAATCCCACTAGCAACATTCGATCCTGCTATTGACGTAATGCTAGTTATGCAGAATAGGACGGTTTTAGAATCCGATGAATACACGATCACAAAGCCGGACGCCTACTATAATGTGACGTTAGTTGATCCAGTAAAGGATTACGCAAACACTTCTATTTCCTTATTCATAATCAAAGGAAATGTTATGATTAGCGATCAAATAGTCGAAATTCCAAGCGCGAGCATTACAACGCCCGGCATTGTGGGTTTAACAAACGATTTAGGCAATAGCGAAATATTGGCGGTCACGCAAAAAGCATTGAACAATGTCTCGAATGAAGTTATTAACGTTTCAAACAACGTTGTAAAAATCGAATCTGAAAAGAATCTTTCGAAGTTACGAACGAATAAAGATGCAGAAGGCATTTATACAACCGTAACATATAAACGAAAAGCCGATAATACAACCTATTGCGTATCAACGCTATCTGGCGGCACAACGCCTTTATACACGACTAGAACGGAACAATTTTATGATGCGGCAGGAACAAGCGTGATTGAAACAATTGTTTATACGCTTTCGTATGACGAAGATGGAAATTTAGAAAGTGAGGTGTAAAGATGGATATTAGGGATCATGGCGGCACGTTTGGTGGTGGTGGTAAAGGCGTTAAAATCAATTTCTTTCAAGGGATGGGCGAACCGACTAAAAAGGACGGTATCTGGTTGAAACATGACGGAGAAGTCGAAAGCGTAAAGATGAAATATTACGGAGATATTAAGAACCAACCACGTTGGCAATTGTCGGAGTTGGAATCTATTCCTTTTAAGGCAAAAAACCATACGGCGGTAGTTATCGGAACCGATATTTATGTCATGGGTTACGATGCGCCAAAGTGTGCTAACTACAAATACGATACGTTAACTAACAAATGGACTGAATTAAAAGATGTTCCGTACCCATGCGAATCGCACACAGCGGTGGTCGTTGGAACGAACATTCACGTCATCGGCGCGGTGGGTTCGAGTTATTTTTCATTACATTATAAATATGACACCTTAAACGACACATGGACGCAATTAGTTACAAATCCATATGCTATGACATATCATACAGCCGTGTCAATCGGAACCGACATTCATGTCATGGGTGGTAGTAATAGCACTCAATCCCACTATAAATACAACACCTTGAATGGTACGTGGACAAATATGGGAACTATACCGGGAGCATTTTATAATCACAGCGCTTCGGTTGTGGGAACCGACATTTATGTCATGGGTGGGAATACTTCGGTAAATCTTAATTACAGATATGATACGGTACTCGAAAAATGGACGATATTTTCTAACATACCTAGTAATTATTACGACCATTCTAGTGTGACTATTGGAACCGATATTTATATTATATGTGGTTCGGGTAACACCAAAAAGATTTCAAAATTCGATACCGTTTTGAAACAATGGACGGTTATGCCTGATTTCAATTTCGGCGCTAAGAATCATACCACGGTGATAGTCGGAAATGATGTTTATCTCATGGGTGGCGACACGTACACAACTATGAATTTAATATACAAACCACTTGAAAACCAATGGAACCAATACGCGGAACTATCCGCCAATCTTTACAATCATACATCCACTACAGTTGGAACGGATATTTATGTCATGGGTGGAGCAGTAGCCCCTTTTAGCAATATGAAATATGATACGGTACTCAACAAATGGACGACGTGTGCGAATATGCCGAACTCATCGACTGACCATACGGCAGTAGCAATAGGAACCGATATTTATGTCATGGGCGGAGGTACTACTTATTCTCTTAATCAAAACTATAAATACAACACCTTGACCGATGAATGGACGAGTGAAACAGCTATTCCATTTAAGGCGCAAGGACATAGCGTAGCAGTAGTTGGAACAGATATTTATATTCACGGTGGCGTGCAAGTAACTAACGCATTTTACAAATACGACACCTTAACAAAACAATGGACGGCGTTAACTGGTGCTTATTCAACTTATGCTCACGCGGCTACAGCAGTAGGAACAACAGTATATAGTTTGGGTGGGGTGTCATATAGCACATCACTTCGAGGTTACAATACATTGACAAACACATGGGAAATGCTACCAACCGCACCGATAGCGTATCTCAACCATGCTTTGGTTGCAGTTGGAACAGATATTTATGCCCTAGGTTCGTCCGACACAACCACGTCCGGGAAAGCTACGTATAAATTTGATACTTTAAATAAAGTATGGGTGCAACTCGAACCGCGTGAAACAGACCCGTTATTTAACCATTCTGCAACAGTTGTGGGAACCGACATTTATATACTAGGTGGTTCGTCGGCTCAAACAATGCGTATGGTTATGAAATTCTCAACCGTCAATCTTTCTAATGAGGATAAAGTTGTTAACGGATTGACTTTAGTTACAGCGAACGAAAAGAAATATCCATATACATCGACTCGTTTCGTAGAATTGCCGGAAATTAAATATTTTGACGTGCAAGAATTATTACCCGCAACATTGTCGCTATATTGGTTTTATTACTTTGACGAAAAAGGTATGAAAAAATATATCCCGACTTACTACGGTGACGGCGAAAAATGGAATCTAATAAGGAAAGTTTAAAGGAGACTAACAAAATGAATTTAACATATACAACAACAAAAACAGGCTATTCAATTCTGAATGATGGGGTGATCTGGATCGTGCAAGATGGTTTTATCCCTTATCCTGCCGACACAATGGCAGAAAGCGCGGAAAAACACATTGAGCAGATCTTACAAGACGCCGCAACAGCAACAAATCAAACTGACGAAATCGCGCAAATCAAAGAGGATAACGCGATGATAGCCGAAACGTTAGCTATAACGTTAGTTGAAATCGAACAATTAAAAGCTGAAATGGCGAAAGGAGCATAACGATCATGGTCAATTTATGGTATACGAAAATTAAATTAGGTTTAAGCGAATTAACAGAAGTGCCAGAACGCTATTATAGCGAAGTATTAGCGAAGTTAGTTGTTGCTGGGTTATACGATGAACAAGGAAATAAAATCGAAGTAGCCGCGTAACAAAATATTAAAGGGGTGCATTTATGCATCCCTTTTTAATTTAGGAGGTTAGCACATGGGCAAGATTACACGAAATGAGTTGTCAAAAGTATTAAATGACGAATTAAACGCAACAGCGGCAAATCAGCAAGAAATTTTAGAGGGCGTAAATGGTATTAAAACCGATACAACAGCGATTAAAAATGACGTTGCTGCAATACTGGCGAAGCCGACGACAACAGAGGATGAATATTATAAAAGGGCTTATTTTTACGGCAGTGGCGCAGGAGCGAATTTTCTTGATTATGAAATAGTAAATGTGACAGGCAAAGGAAAGCTAGTACACGCATTCTTTTATACCAATGGTCTTTCCCCAGGTACTGAAATGAACCTTAAAGTGTTTATAGATAGCGAAACGCCTATAACATTGAAGTTGAATGGTACTAATGCAGGCGGTACAACGGACGGCGGAAGGGTTGCTATGACATCCGCAGGATTTATTGGCGGCATTGGCGGCAATGCTAATTATCTTATGGCGAAAGACGGCAGTCTATTAATTTATCCTACTACTAGTATAAAAACATTTGATCCTGGCGTCTTTGACTATAATCATGGCACAACAACTTCGAGACTAGGATTATATTTACTTTCAAAAGATGGTTACACATTTAATAAATCATTGAAAATACTAGCGACATATCAAGGAACGAATACAAAAGAATATTCATGTGTTTACACATTAGACTAAAAAATAGGCGGTGAAACAAATGATTCGTGTATTACGAGAATATAAAACGGAAGAAAATGTGTTAGTTACTGAATATACCAAAGACGGAAAAACGGTATCACATACAGTAAAAACACCGATTCCGACGAATGTAATTGAGCCAACGGAAGAACAACCAACGATGGAAGAACAAATTTTATTTGAAACAAAATATCAAACATTGTTACTAGAAACAATGACATTAGGAGGAAATTAATAATGAGCGCATACGATTTAGCAAAAAAATTTATTCTAGCAAAAACATACACGAAAGAAGTTATTGAAAAACGAGTGAATGCGTTTTACATGTTCGGGCAGATCAACGACGACGAATACGCGGAATTACAAAACTTAATTCAAGAAAAATATGCAGTATAAACCGACGCGACGAAAGTTAGCGTTATTTTTTATGCCTTCTAGCACTTGCTAGAGGGCTATTTTAATTAATGGACGGTGTATGTGTGGAAAATAGATTGGCGTTAATAACAGGTTTTTTCGGATCGTTGGTCGCTTACATGTTTGACCTGGTGGGCGTAGCAGTAACCATTTTAATTTTTTTCATGACTTTAGACTATATAACCGGCTTAATTGCGGCGGCAGTACAAAGGCAGTTAAATAGCCGGATCGGTTTAGAGGGCTTTGCAAGAAAGCTATACATTTTAATTCTCATTAGTGCCGTATATGCACTTGAATTTATGGGATCGCATTATGCGGATTTCGAAATCATGGGCGGGCATATCGGGGATGGTGTCGCTTTTGCTTATGTAGCAATCGAGTTTATTTCTATCACTGAAAACGGCGTAAAAATGAATGCGCCGATCCCCGGCATTTTAAAACAATTACTAAAAATCGTAAAAGAAAAAACAGGAATCGAGGACGAAAAATAATGACTAAAGCAATTACTATTTCAAGTGGACACGCAAAATTTGTTAGTGGGGCACGTTCAATTGTGGACGAGGTAGAGCAAGCAAGAAAGATTACGGATGCAATCGCAAAAGCGTTACAAGGCACTATGCAAGTAAATGTATTCCACGACAACACATCGAAAACACAAACTGAAAACATTAATACCATTGTGAAATACCACAATTCAACACAACGTACTGCCGACTATTCAATTCATCTTAATTCTGCCGCAGGTGTTACGCCAGAAGATAAAGGCATCGAAGTTTTATGTTATTCAGATAAAGAAAGACCGCACGCGCAGCAGTTAGCCGACGCAATTAGTAAAGCAACCGGGTTAAAAAATCGCGGTGTTAAACTTCGCCCGGAATTAGGGTTTTTACGCGGTACGAATAAAGAAGCCTATCTTATCGAATCTTATTTTGTAAATTCACAAGCCGACGTTAAAAAAATGGACGAGGTTTCCGAAATTGAAACATTTGCAAATGCGGTAGCCGATGCAATCGCGACTTATAACGGTCTGACGTTACGCCAGAAGCCGCAAACAACGAAACCGGAGGAAAAACCAATGACACAAGGAAACACGCTTACAACGACGGCAAAAGCCGATTTAAAGGCACTATTAAAAGAAATGCACGCAGAACAAATTTTCACGACGGATCACAGTGCAAGAATTGAAACAATGACGGACGGCGAAGCACTAGGACTATTAATTTCAGTTGTCCAAAGAACAAGAAAATAAAAAAAGAAACCGGGGATTAATTTCCCCGGCTTTTTTTATTTGTTTCCAATTCCTAGTTTGCCGTTTTCCCTAGCATTGCAAGGATTTTAGCGCGTTCGGCTTCGAAATCAATTTCGCCAGTTGTAACAGGTGTTTCAACAGGTGTTTTTGCGGCTTGTTCTTCTTTTTGCTTATAAAACCAATCTGGCACTATTTCTTTATTTTTCCCTTGTGGTATTGCCTTCGATTTTGCGCCGTCGATTAAATCATTAAAATTAAAATCTTTTTCCACAGTGAAACGCATTACAGCCTTTTCCACTTCTTTTATTGCAAAGCCTGCACCTAAATTGCCACTTTCCTCTATGTATGCCGCAAGTCTATTTAATTCCTTAATTACATGATCCTTAATAGATTCGATATTTTCAATACCCATTAAACGTTTAGCAATGTTTGTATAGGCTTCTTTATTAAAATTAAGATGCGAAATAGATTGAGCAATTTCATCATAAATCGTTTCTGGCGTTTTTAGTGGTTCGGGCACTTTTGGTGTTTTTGGTTCGGCTTTTGGTTGTTCTGGTTTCTTTGTTATTTCCACTTTTTTATTTGTTTTTTCAATGTGGAATGTAACAGAAGTAACTTTTTGCCCTTCGATTATTTCGTCATATGAGATATTAAGATCTGTATATTGGTTGATTTCTTCTATCGCAGGCTCCAAAGCGCGTTGTCTTAATTGGTGGAATAAACCTAATTTATAAACACGTTTACCGTCTTTTTCGGTAAATCCGACGCCTAAAATTTTACGAATTTCATCTAATTCCATTGTTTTATTTCCTACTTTTGCCCATTGTTGAAGCAAGAAATATAAACGTGCTGAATACTTAGATTTAAATCCAGTAATTTCGCCTAGAGAGACCGAAGCAAAATTTTCTGTTAAATTTGCCACATATGGCAATAGTCGAGGGTGCAACTCAATTAAAACCGTCCCAGTGCCTTTCATATAGCGCGTATATGTTACCCAGTGAAGTTGTTCGATGTCATCACTATCAACATCTTGAACAGTTATAACTTTTTCCATTAAGCTACCACTTACTTTTGATAGTTTTTTATAATCAACATCTTTCCATCCTAGCAAATTAGCAAATTCTTTTACTGACATCTTGAATTTAGGTAGTTCTGTTACTATATTAGTGATTATTTTCTTTCCCTTTTCATCTAATACAAATTGTCCTTTTTCCTTCAAGAAAATAGGTGCAGGAATATTACTTATTGCCGTATATAAAACTCTTTGCTCTATTAATGTTAGCGATTTAGAAAAATCGGCTTCTATTAAACTTTTATGTAAAGTAACACGATACGTTGCATTCATTTCTAGTTTGTTGTAATCCATAACACAAAACCTCAATTTCTTATGTCGTTCTGATTTTATCTTAAAACATAAATTTTCCATTGTCCACACAATATTTTATTTTTGTGTGCGATAGACGTTTTTCAACGGGTTTTTTGTGTGGGCTAACGGGTTTTTTGTGTGGGCTAGACGGGTTTTTTGTGTGGGCTAACGGGTTTTTTGTGTGAGCTAACGGGTTTTTTGTGTGGGCTAACGGGTTTTTTGTGTGAGCTAACGGGTTTTTTGTGTGAGCTAGACATCACAAAGCCTTATGTATCAACGGTTCGAAAGCTCCGATAACAAGATATAACAAGTAAAACAAATAATTAATAACAAACAAAACAGAAACAAAAAAATACTGTTTTGTTGTTGCTTCTAATACTTTGCATTTCAAATGCAAATATACAAAAACAAACACATGGATTAGAAAGATGTGTTTTTATGCACTAACAGTGCAATTTCAATTTAATTAAATATTGCACTTTAAATGCAACCACAGAAAGCCCGTATAAGCGTTCTAGATACATTCATAATGAAATACTAAACTTTCATATTAAAACCTCTTAGAAACGATTCTGAACAGTTTCAGACATATCTAATAACCTACATTACAAGAATCTATTTTCTTCTACTAATAGCTAATTGTTTTAGACGGTTTTTTTGTGTCTAAATTAGTCTATCAGCACAAAAAACCGGTCTATCAACACAAAAAACCGGTCAAATTATTAAATTATATTTTGCAAAGGTAAACCATTCCACAATGTAGAATTAGAAATAATGAATGCCAAAGCGAACGTTTCAACTTTCATACAAAATAGTAAAAGGTGGGTATGTGTAAATGAAGATTGGTGAAATTCTTGAATTATCTCAAAAACAACGTATGAGCGATATTGCGAAAGAATATTTGAACATAGGTGAGAAGCCAGCCAGAGAAGCACTAAAAAATGCCGGTTGCTATTCCATTAGTGGGAAAAAAGGTTGGCATTTTGACGGATCGCCAGAAGTATTAGAAAAGAGTATTTATGAATTTGCAACGGTTAAAGGTAGAGCAAAAGCAAAGGCGAACGTAACAACTAATGAACAAAAGAATTTAAAAATTAATGAACATATAAACGAAAATACAGATATGCCAAAGAACGAAATAGCAGCTACAGAAGAAAATAACAATACAAGTAATGAACAAATAAATAAACCAACGATAGAAACAAACAACGTTGGTGCAGAGGAAAGAAAACGAGCGTCTTTCGATCTTCGCCCGGCATTAGTTAAGCAGTTAAAAATTAAAGCAGTTACAGAAGATCGTAATTTATATGAATTAGTAGAGGAAGCAATAGAGGAATACTTAAATAAATAAGGGGAAAAACACCGGTACTTAGTAAATATATTTATTGAATACCGGTGTTTTTATGTGTAAATTCACCGGTAACTTTTGATATTACAGTTAATTCACCGGTGTTTTATCCGGTATATATAATAAAGAAACAAATAAACACCGGTATTATTACATGTATAAACACCGGTATTTATTTTAAAAAAGTGTTGACTACCGGTGAGACTACCGGTATACTATGAATATAGCCCGGTAAAAACACCGGTAATACTCAATTTAAAGGGGATCATACATTATGTTATTCGCACTAGATTTAGGAAACAAACAAGCAAAATTAAAATCTGCAAAATTGGAAATCGTGCTGCCGTCACGTTTCGTAATTGCTGATAAAAACGAAGGTGCAAATTTATTAAGTTATGCCATTCAAAAAAGTACAAACAAAAAATATAAATCAAGTAAAAGTGACAAGGTTTACGAGTGGGGCGAAGATTTAAAAGAGGGATCAACAGAGAAAAGAATCGTTGATACAATGGGATTCGGCACAAGCCGGTATAAATCAAATAACTTTGCATTGTTGGTAGATTTCGGACTTGCTGAATTGGCGAAAGATTATGCAGGATCAAAAAAAGGATTTTTAGAAGTGGACGTTGAAACAGGTATTCCCACAGAGGACTACTTCAATATGGAAGCAAGACAAGCATTAGAGGACGTAATAAAAGGCGATCACCACGTTTACATAGATGAAAGCCCGGTAAACATTCGAGTGAATAATGTAAACATATCACCACAACCATTAGGAACAATTGCGAATGAAATTATTGATTATAAGGGCAATCTTAGAGAGAATCCACTTTCGACGGCGAATATTGGCGTTGTGGACATCGGCGGCGGTACTTTCATAGCAGACGCATATATAAATTTGGAACTACAAGAATTAAGAAAAGTACAGTTGCCAAAAGGCGCGTATAAATTGTATCTGAATATAAAAAATGCACTTGCAAAAGAAAAATCATTATATCCTAGCGAACATGAAATCGAAAAAATCTTGCTAATTGGTAGTGAATCGGGTGAATATAGCTATTCGCCAGACGGAAAACAAATAATCGACATTACAAAAATTGTGATGGAAGAAAGAACGGATTTTACAACGGAGATCATTGGCGAAATTATTAGCGCTTATCGTGGTTTCGGACGTATGCAATTAATTTTCGTTACTGGTGGCGGCGCAAATCTGCTTATTAAGGACATGTTAGAAAAAGAATTAGGTATAGTTTATTTCGTTGAAAATAGCCAGACGGCGAACGTTCGCGGCTTTTATAAACAAGGCTTAGTAACTTCAAAACAAGCTAAAGGAGAATAAATAAAATGACGAATAAACCTCTTAGAATCGAATTGACATTCGGAAAAAATGACGAGGATATTTATAACTGGATTTCAGAAAAGGATATAGCAAATGCAACTTTTGTAAAACGATTATTGCGCGAAAGAATGAACGAGGAAAACGGATTAATCGTTGCACGTCCGGTTGTGGAAAGTAAACCGGTAGTAGTTGAGCAGGAGATCGAGCCAGAAATCGAGCAGGAAAAAGAAAAGCCTGCTTTCGCTTTCATGGAAAAGATGCAAGGAAACGACGGCGGTAGAGAATTTTAATGAACGATAAAAGATACGATCCAATAGAAGTCGGTTCACGTATTAGAAAAATACGTCAATGCTTAGGTTGGAGCATGGAAAAATTCGCATCTGAAATTGATGATAAAGCCAAAAGTGGTACGGTGAGTAATTGGGAGACTGGCAAAAACCTACCGAACAATGAGCGTCTGAAAAGGATTGCGGAAATCGGGAAAATAACACTTGAAGATCTTTTAAGTGGGAACGTTCCACAGGTTGAAACCTTAAAACATTGGTCTTTTACAATGGACTATGAAACTGATGAAATTGTTATTAATACCTTTCTAAACGAACAAAAAATTCAATTACGAGCATGTGAAAAAGATATTAAAAGTATGGCTAGTTGGTTTGATTTAGCTAGACATATGAAAGAGAACAACAAAAAAACCCACTCAAATAAATGAGTGGGTTTTCACTTAATTAAAACCTGCCGAGTAGAAATTAAGTTTAGACTATTTATATAACATATAAAATGTTATTCGCAGTAAATAGTCTACGTTATATCTTTCATTAATTCAAGAGAGAGAAGGAAAATTAATGGAGCAAATGACATTAGATTTATTTATTGAGCAATCAACATATGAAGAAGTGAAAGAAAACGATGAAATTCAAGTAGGTGATTCGGTACGCCTTATAACGGATCATTTGAATGAAGAAGGAATAAATTACTATAAATATTATCATCCAGAAGCCCTAACAATGGCAGGGGTGGTTGTGGAAATATTTACATCATCTGCAAACAACTATACTAAAATACTGTACAAAAATGGAGAAACTGTATTAATAGAAGTAAAAAACATGAAAAAAGAGGTACTAGCTAAATATAGCTAATTCCTCTTTTTTTATTACTTATAGGATGGAACTTATGTTCTATTTTGTTCGAAAATCAGTATTTTTGACATAAAATATGGTTTAATAGGATACAATTATTATTAATTAACATATCAACCTGTAGTATAGTGGATATAAAGTATAATTTTATACCCATTAAAAACGGAACAAATGTTTAATTATTGAAAAACTAAAAGGTTTTAAAGTTATTCGCATTTTATAGTAAAGGTAGCGATGTTATGGCAATTATGACACAGGAAGAAATAATGGAAATTTTGTTAAAACTAGTTGAAAATCTTAGTAAAGGGAATAATCCGTAACGATCTTTTTTTATTATTTAACTTTATTAAGTCTGTTGAAGTATGAAATTTAATCGAAATATTATTTTGTTACTTTTAATAGATTTTTTAAAATTTACCCATTTATCTTTTCGTAGTATTCGACTACAAACTGTATATTACCTAAAAAGTTTTCCCTTTCTTGTTCGCTTAGAGAAAGGGTTTTTTCCATTAATTTTTTAAAAAAATATAAATCTTTTGCATCTAAGTCTGGCGTTTCTTTTCTTATGTCCTGTATTAAATCTATGAATGGTTCTAGTTCTATGTCAAAGGGTGGGAAAAGATCATCTGCTTTAATATCAAATATTTTAGCTATCGAAAATATTGTATTTGCATCGAAAGAATTTACACCACGTTCTATTGCTGAAATTGAATTATGTTTTAATCCTAGTAAATCTCCTAATTCACCTTGAGTCATTTTCTTTTTAATTCTATATTCCCTTATTTTTGCACCAATATATTTTTGTAATTCTGCTTTTTGTAAATCTGTTTTATCTGTCATATCCAAGATAAAAACCTCCTTTTTCATTAATAATGAAGTTATTTGCGTTAAAATGCAATAGTTATAGATAAAAAAGTCATAATATTACTTTATAGTGCAAATTTGCTAAAAATCTACTTAAAAATGCATTTTCAGTAGAAAAAGTGTTGAAATTGCATTTTCTATGCAATATAGTTAATAGCATAACGAAAGGAGTGTCAAAAAAATGCAATGGGAAATTATTAAATTACGTAAAGAATTAAACCTTACACAAGAGGATATGGCGAATTTATTAGATATTAGTACAGGCGCATATTCTCGTAAAGAAACAGGTAAATGCGCTTTTAAGGATATTGAAATGTTTAAATTACGCAACCTTTTCAAAAAGCCGATTGATGAAATTTTTTTACCTACGTATTGCACTGAAAATGCAAAAATGATTTTGGCGGTGGCAGAATGAACAACATGAAACCTTTCTTAATTGTAGACGGCGTTAAACGTCCGGTTAGCGGAATTAGTTACGACGACAACGGCAACATTCGAACGATCCAGATTGTGGACGGCTACAAAATTGTAAGTTATTACGACATTGCTTCAAATGTAGAAGGCGCGAAAGAAATTGATTTCGCTACCTGCTATATAGAAGAACAAGGCGAAGTAAAAGAAAAATTAAACGAATTAATTGTTTCAGAAAATGAAGAATTAGACGAAATGGCACATACAGCAATTCCGCCGGTTGGCGCTGAATACACAGAGCATTCACTAGTTACAACATGGTGGGATTACTATTTGAAGAAATCCTATATTGACGGTTTAAAAGATGCGTCAGTAATTTTAGAGGGCAAATAAAAATTCTTTAGAGGTAGGGAAAAATTTAATGATGAAAAAAATCTGGTTACATAATGAAAATTTAAAAATAAGGATGGTTGCACATGGCGAGTTTATACGAGTTGAAAAACTGGCGCGCGTTGATCCTGGAGCAAATCGAGGACGGCGACGAAGGGCTAGAGGAAATTTTAAAAACGGTTGATTGCGCGATAGAAGAAAAGCTAGAAGGTTATGCAATGGTTATGCGAAACCTAGAAGCTGACGCGGCGGCATACGAAACCGAAGAAAAACGTTTCAAGGAAAAGAAACAAAAAGCAAAAAAAGGCATTGAACGAATGAAACAAGCTATTCACGATGCAATGAACGAAAGTGGAAAAGATGAAGTAAAAACAAAGTTGTTTACTTTTAAACTTCGAAACAACGCACCGGCGGTACATATCACCGATGAAAATTTAATTCCAGACGAATATTTCAAGGTAGAGCGTACAGTCAAAAAAACTGATTTAGCAAAAACATTAAAAGAAAAGCCAGTACCGGGCGCAGAATTGCGCGCTAGTCGCTCGCTACAAATTAAGTAGGGGGCGCGCTGATATGGAATTTATGGAAACGTTGGACATGAAGAAAGACGAAAATCTTTGCATGTTCTTATACGCAAAGCCCGGCGGCGGCAAAACTACCACAGTTAAATTTTTAGAGGGAAAAACGTTGCTTGTGGACATTGACGGATCTGGAAAAGTTTTATCCGGTGTGCCTAACATTACGCGCGTTACGATCAATCCAGAAAAGCCCGCCGATGAATTAGTACAATTCTACGCATATGCGAAAGCGAACATTCAAAACTATGACAATATCGTGATTGATAATCTATCACATTATCAAAAGTTGTGGTTTATGGAGAAGGGCAAAACGACGAAATCGGGGCAACCGGAGATCCAACATTACGGCGTATTCGATAATCATTTATTAAATATTGTGGAAACGTTCAAGGCTTTAGACGCAAATATAGTTTTTACAGCGTGGGAAACAACGCGAGAAATTCAACTTGAAAACTCGCAGCTATATCACCAATTTTTGCCGGATATTCGGGATAAAATCGTAAATCATATTATGGGTGTCATTCCGGTGGTTGCGCGTTTAGTTCGAAATCCAGAAACAAAAAAACGCGGCTTTTTACTATCAGAAAGTAATGGCACGTTTGCGAAAAATCAATTAGACAATCGGGAATTTGCTTTACAAGAAGATATTTTTAAAGTCGGTGACGTAGAGAATGACGTTTCGATTACATGATTATCAAAGCAGGCTAGTAAATAAGGCAAGAAACGCCTTTTCTGATGGCTACAAATCGCCCTGCATCGTCGCGCCTTGTGGTGCTGGCAAATCCGTTATGATTTCCGAAATCGCGCGTATGACGACGGAAAAGGGCAATAGAGTTCTATTCCTTGTGCATCGTAAAGAATTGATTGAACAAATCGAAAATTCATTTCGAATAAATGCGGTAAATCTGGATCTTGTGCAATTCGGAATGGTTCAAACCATTGTTAGGCGACTGGATAAAACGGAACGTCCACAATTGATTATTACCGACGAATCGCATCATGGACTAGCGAAAAGCTACCGCAATATATACGAGTATTTCAACGATGCATTGCGGCTTAGTTTTACAGCGACGCCCATTCGCTTAAATGGCGAGGGATTAGGAGATGTAAACGACATTTTGCTCGAAGAAGTAAATGCCGAGTGGTTGATCGAGAATGGTTTTTTATCGCCGTATAAATATTACGCGCCTAAATTAATTGAAGAAGATTATTTAAAACTAAGTAGCATGAAAGAATTTACAAGCAAATCCATCGACGATGCACTGGGGAACGTTATTTATGGCGACGTGATCGCCCATTATAAGAAACTGGCAGACGGTGAGCAAGCTATCGCCTATTGCCATAGTGTGGCGGCTAGTGAGGAATTAGCGGAAACGTTTAATTCGTTAGGCATCCCGGCGGCACATATTGACGGTAAAACGGACAAGCAAAAGCGCGGCGCGATCATTGAACAATTCAGGAAACGCGAGATCCGAGTTTTAACAAACGTCGATTTAATCGGAGAGGGTTTCGACGTGCCAGATTGTAGCACAGTTATTATGCTTCGCCCGACAAAATCGCTTTCTTTATACATTCAACAATCAATGCGCGGCATGAGATTTAAAGCCGGCAAAACGTCGATAATTATTGACCATGTGGGCAACGTGCAACGCTTCGGATTGCCAGATGAAAAAAGAGAGTGGAGTTTGACCGGCAAGAAAAAACAATCCAGTGAAGCAACTATAAAAATAAAGCAATGTGAAAATTGCTTCGCGGTGTATTCAATCAATGAAAAAGCATGTCCAATGTGTGGGCATGTGGTCGAGGTAGTACGAACGAATGAGAAAGAGCATGACGAAACAGCAGAATTGCAGGAGGTCCAAAAAGGTGACATATCTATAAAAATGGATTTCCGAGAGCCGAGGGATTGCAAAAACATTCAAGAATTATATGATCTCGCTAAAAATCGAGGTTACAAAAAAGGTTGGGCTTATCACCAAGCAAAAATGATGGGCTTTATGTGAGAGGTTGGGTTTTATGAAAAAAGGCGAATTAATTAAAAAATATGCAACGGTTGTCAAAGTGAAAAATGAGCGCGCAACCGTTATTGAAATAGACGGTTTCCGGTACAATCTGGATCTGAAAAATTCGGTGAAAGGACGATGACAATGCCAGTTGCAAAAGATGTTAGAAACGATGCTTCGCACGAAAACGCGCGCTTAATCGTGGAGAATGCGAAGCTACGCGAAATTATTAAATATCAGCAAGAAAACATTCAATCTATTGAAGAAATTGCGCTGAATGAAAACTATAAAAAAATATTAGATGTTATTTACGTTATGCGGAATAACCGAAAAGGAGAAAAATATCATGGCATTTACACTTGACACAAACGACGTTTTCGAGGGCGGCATTACAGACGGAATTTACGAGGTTGTTATTGATAAAGTAATTCCAAAAACAACGCCTGGCGGCACAGATCACATTCAATTCGATATGATCGTTCGAAATGACGTCGATCAAAAATTCAAAAACGTTCATATTTTCCATTCAGTGTGGAAAGCAAAAGCAACAGGGAAATATAATCCGAAATCATTTAACACAATCGGGAAAGCGTGCCAGATGCAAAACGGCAAAGTCTATAACAGTATGGATGAAATGTTAGCGGATTTCGAAAAGCGCGTTTGCAAAGTGAAAATTAAAAACGAAAATTCAACGCATGACGGCAAAAATTACGAAAATGTCAACGTGAAAGATTGGGGTACAACGCTATTAACGCAATGTAACCACAAATATAAATCAACGGACAATATGAGCGTATCGCAACAGCAGGCGGCAGGCATTCAAGTTACAGATGAAAATTTGCCGTTTTAAGAGGTGACGCGTATGTATGAAGCAATTCCAGAAGAATTAAAAGAATTGCGCCAGTGGTGTTGTTTCAAGTTACAGGCACGCGGCGAGAAAATGACGAAAATTCCAGTCGATGCGAACACAGGCGACTTAGGAAAGTCAAACGATGAAAGCACATGGGCAACGTTCGACGTTGCTTATGCGGCTATCGAAAAATACGGTTTGGATGGATTGGGCTTTTATTTTAAAGCGCCATATTTCGGAATTGACATAGACGGCGTGAAAGACGATATTGACCGTTATTTGTCCGGGATCGAAAAAGAGCAAGAAAATAATATTGTCGCTGAATTTATAGAAATGATGGGCAGTTATTCCGAGATTTCAGTCAGTGGCACAGGTATTCACATCATAGCAAAAGGTGAGTTGCCAGAGGGCGCGCGACGAAAAGGCAATGTGGAAATGTATGATTCGGGTCGATTCTTTGTAATGACCGGGAAACAAATTGGATCATATTCACGCGTCGAGGACGACGACTACGGAAAAGTTAACTATTTGCATCATAAGTATTTAGCGAAATCAGAGGTTTCCGAAACATACAAGCCAGAAAAACAAATTGCCATTACACCTGCAGGCGCGTCACTGGATGAAAAACAAATAATCGAGATAGCGCTAAAAAGTAAAAACGGTGCAAGGTTCAATATATTTTTAAATGGTGGATGGGAGCAATTTTTCAATTCACAATCAGAAGCCGACATGTCATTTTGTAACGATCTGGCTTTTTGGACCAATCGCGATTATGCCATGATGGATAACATTTTCAGAAGTTCGGCATTGATGCGCGAGAAATGGGATCGTGAGCAAAACGGCACAACCTACGGTGACGAAACGTTACGAAAAGCTATTGACGAATGTACAAATACTTTCGTGCCGCGTGAAAAAGGCGAAGATTTTAATTTATATGTCCTAGAAGATAACGTAAAGCCGGTTGAGCGCAAATATTACAGCTATGACGATACCGGGAACGCGCAACGGTTCTACGATGCATTCGGTGAAGTTGTCCGTTATTCATACGTTCGTAAAGGATGGTTTTTCTATGATGGGCGCATGTGGGTATTTGACCAACAAGGCATGGCAAAAACGTTAGCGGATCGCACAATAGCAGCAATGAAAAATGAAAAAATATATATTCCAGAGGGCGAAGATGAAGAAAAGGCGAAAAAGGCTTTTTCGAAGCATTTGAAATCCACAAGGAATAGCACCGGGAAAACAAACATGCTAAAAGAAACGCAACATTTATTACCGATACAGCCGGAAGATTTCGACAGCGATATTTTTCTTTTTAATGTTCAAAACGGCTACTTAAATTTAAAAGATGGCAAGTTATACGAGCATGACAAAGAGAAGTATTTCACGAAAATTTCGCCGGTTGAATATACGGAAAAAATTGATTGTCCATTGTGGCTAGATTTCTTAGATACCATTTTCGGCGGCGACAATGAATTAATCGAATACATGCAACGTGCGGTGGGCTATTCATTGTGTGGGAGTACAGAGGAACAAGTGATGTTCATTCTTTACGGAAATGGGCGAAACGGTAAATCTGTA